AGACCTCGCCGGGTATACGGTCGTGTCCAAACCAGCGACGGGCGACAAGGCCACGCGCGCCACCCCGGCGGCCGTCCAGTGTGAGGCGGGGAACGTCTACATCCTGCAGACCGGCGATCCTGACCAGGACGCCTGGATCGAGCCGTTCCTGTCCGAGATCACGGTCTTCCCCGCCGGCGCCCACGACGATCAGGTCGACGCCTTCGCCGACGCCATCAACGAACTGGCGCTTGGCTCGTCGTACAACTGGGACGCGCTGTCGTCTTAGCCGCACCGTAGGGGCCGCGCGTACCTTGGCCGTACTGATCAGACTGACCTTTGCAAAGGACCTTCAACCATGGCCCAGTCGCCCTTTAGCTTCATCTACGCCGCCCTGTGTGTCGCCTTCGCCGCGTTCGCCGAGCGAGTTCTGCCCGCCCTGATCTCCCTGCTGGATGTCGCCTTCTCGCCCGTTGAGGCGTTGCGACGCGTCCTGCGGGAATACTGGTCGGCTGAGCCCGTTGTCCGCGCGCCGATGATCGCCCGAACTCGGTCCTTCATCGCCCGCCAGCTTGAAACCATCGACTTCGGCCGACAGCCTGGCGTCTACGCCGCTCGCTGCTGAAGCGCTTAACCCCGACCAGAAAAGCAAGCCCGGCGGTCCAGCATCGCCGGGCTTTTTCGTGACTGCGAATCCGCCGCACCCCTCCGGTTTAGCCGCATCCCAACCCCGCGCGTAGGTTTCGGGCCGTTGAGTACGGAGGCCCGGTGGCGACCCATGACACTTGATCATCAGTGGGTCGGCATCCTCATCACCTGCGCCGTGTACCTTGTAGGGGGTGGCGTGTTTGTCGGTGTGGTCCGGGTGACGATTAAGTCGCTGACCTCCGCGATCGACAAACTGGAACGGCGGATGGACGCCTTCGACGGCTTCTCCGACGACAACATCGGCAAGGGCGCCGACATCGCAGCGAGGGTCGCGACCTTGGAGCGCGAGATGAAGGAAGTCCGTGATCTGCGGGACCTCGTCATCAAGCGTGGCGAGCGCCAGGACATGCACCACGAGACGGCCGAGAAGTCCATGAGGGCGCTCGAGGAGCGCATATCGGCCGCCATCGCCATGATCGCCAACGCTGCCCGGCGAGACGGGAAGATATCGTGACCGATACGGCGCCCGTCCTCGTGAAGGCGCGCACCTGGGGTGACATGCTCCGCGACGCTGGCGTGCGGTCGTATGCGATGATCGCTGGGGCGGCAGTCATCACGTTCTGCGGGGCGGGCCTAACCCTCATCATCTGGCTCGGGCCGTGGAGCCCAGACCGCCAGCAGCAGCAGCTCTACTACCTCGGCACGGCGCTCCTCGGCTGCCTCCTGATCGTCGCCCTCGTAATGATCGCCCTTACCGGCGTGAGTGTGGCCGTGTCCGCCAGCCGCAAGGGCGTGTCGGTCAACGTCTCTGATGAGGACGGGAATAAGCCTCTCGCGACCGTGACGACCACCACGCAGATCGAGCGGGGAGACGGCCATGACGATGGCCCATATCGGCGCGACCCGCGCGATGAGCGGCATCAACGCGACCGCCCCGGGCAGGGCCGCCCAGCACCATGGGAGCGTTGATGTCATACCGCGACGAGATCGACGACCTGGCGGCGAGGGTGGAGAGCCTGAGGGCGCGCATCTATGCCGAGCCAGAGCCCAAAGAGACGCCAGAGCCGGTGGCCGCCAGCCGCAAGCCAGTCGCCTGGGCCGCGCACGTCAAGCGCATCCTCGGCGAGGGGGACGGCGAGCAGTTCATTGAAGGCGTGCTCTGGATCGAGGACGACCTTGGCATCGACGCTGACGATCTGATGTCCTGCATGGCCTTCGAGACCGGCCGCAAGTTCCGCTCGAACACCCGCTCTCCCGTGTCCTCCGCAACCGGGCTGATCCAGTTCATGAGGGCCACTGCGCTCAAGATGGGCACGACGGTCGAAGCCCTGGCCGCCATGCCGGAGATCAAGCAGCTCTCCTACGTCCACCGCTACTTTAAGGAGACGATCGCGTGGGCCGGGCCGCTGAAGGACATCGCCGACGTCTACATGGCGATCCTGTACCCAAAGGCGATCGGCAAGCCGATGAGCTTCCCACTCTTCGTCCGCGGGGACGCCAACTACACCCCCAACGCGGGGCTCGATGCCAACCGTGACGCCCAGGTGAGCAAGGCCGAGGCCGCCTCTAAGGTCATGGCGATGCTGGCCGAGGGCTTGCGGCCGGGGAACGTCGGATGACCGACCGCCGCATCCCCGCAATCCTCTGGATCATCGCCTCGCCCTTCATCGGGGCGGCGACCTACCTCAGTCTCGGCTGGATCGTCGTGAAGGTGATGGGATGAGGCTCAAGCTTCCTCAATGGGTCACCATCGTCGATGTCTGGGCCTGGGTGCTCGCCGGCCTCGCGCTGATCGGGACAATCGTCCTGATAGGATGGTTCATCACCGAGCCGGAGAGGGCGCGCCAGAAGGCCGCTGAGGCGCGCGCCGCGCAGGCCATCGCAGAAGGCCAGGCGAAAGCCGGCGGCGATGCAGTGATCATCCTCGACGGCGTTCTTGGCGAGGCCCAGAAAACCGAAGACCAGAGCAGAGAGAACGCCGATGCAATCCGCAATGCCCCGGGCGCTGACCAGCTTCTTAGCCCTGACCTTAACCGCGTCGCTCGTGAGCGGCTGTGCAACAGGCCGTCCTATCGTGGCCGCCCAGAGTGCGTGCAGTACCTTGATCGGGCCAACCCTTCGAGGTCCCGTTGACCCGGTCGATCTTCCGCCCGCCGACGCGACCGCGGGAGATGTCTGGACCGCGCTCGACGGACAAACCGGCCGCCTCGATACCGCCAACGCGTACAAGTCCGCCATCATCGAAACGATCGTGGCGTGCGAGCAGCGGGACAGAGCAGCAATCGAGGGCCTGACCCGGCCTTGGTGGAAGGTGTGGCGCTGACGGCGGGCGGCGGCTGGTGAGGCCTTCGACTCTTGAGAGCCGAAGCTAGATGGACCGAACCCAATCACCAGCGGTGCGCGACCACCTCTCGGTCAGCAGATGATGTGGTTGCTGCATGGTGCCGCCGATGGTGAAGTACGGCCCAACGTCTATCTGAACCAGTCCGGTAATCGTCTTGCCGAACTCAACGGCAGAGCGAACCACTTGTGGATCGTCTGGGGTGACAACAACATCCGCTAACTCACCAAACACGCGCGAATGTGAGATCGCCGGGATCACTACCGGTGTCTGGTGTGAAGCGTGGAAAACAATGGCTCTGTTTTTGAAAAGAATGGACCAATGCGCGCCCGCGGCAATGTTCGCGGTATTGTTCAGATCGGGGTCTAGCGAGCCGATAAGCGCTGCGTCCCGCAGTATAAGCCGGTCAGCGATCGTAACGGCGTCGGTCGCAAAGCCTAACAGGCCCACGTTGACAGTGAGCCAGGGCAAGAGTCTGGTCGCTGCCTCGGCGGTTTCTTTGTCGAGCAGTGATACGAAGTGCAAAGTCCGTAGCGAAATGGACCCCGGCTTCCGAATTTCGCCACTTAGGACCCGCGCCCACATGTCCTGCAAAGCTTCAGTTGAGGCTCGCTCAGCGTGACTTTTGAACAAGTTGATCCAGTCGGGATCAACTTCCGCCTCTTCTTCAGACGGTGACGGGCCCGTCTGATCTGCGAGAAGCAGCACCGCTTTTTCTGAGATTGCCTCACGCCGTTCCTGCTTCTGAAACTCCTCCTCGAGGAACCGAGCGATAGTGCGATCTACGATCTCCGGGTTCGCCGCAACGCGCTCCGCGGCCGCCTCGGCCAGTGCCTTGCGGATCACACTCTTTGTGCTTCGCTCATCCTTCGCATCCTGCGCCTTCGCCATGGTCTTCGGAAAACGAGAGCCGATTACATTGCTCAAGGCATCGCCGGCGCGTCTCTTTACGACGTCTGACAGGCCCCCCGTGAGGAGTGATACGATACCTTTGCCCACCGGAGCGAGCGCATCAGGTTCATCGCCCTGGTCCATCGCAGTCCTCTTGCTTAAGCGGTTTACTCTGAGGCGATTCGATACGTCGCGCCCTTAGCCGCATCGCCGGTCCTCGCCGTACCTTCCGCGCCATGGCCGCGACACCTGCAGGACGAATGACGGGGATTGCCGGGGGCCTCGCCATCCAAGACGGCCTGCGCAGCGAGATCACCGGGGCGGGGACGGGGTCGGACAAGTCCACCCTCGCGCATTGGGCCCACGGTTGCGGCCTCAGCCAGTACGAAATCGAAGCCGCCTACCGAACGAACTGGCTCGTCCGAAAGGTGCACGACCTTCCGCCTTTCGACATGACGCGCGAGTGGCGCGACTGGCAAGCCGAGAAGGAAGAGATCACCAAGCTTGAAGCCGAGGAGCGCCGGTTAGGTATCCGTGGCAAGGTGCAGGAAGCGCTCGGCCTGGCTCGCCTCTGGGGCGGCGGCGCGTTGATCCTGGGCATCGGGCAGGGCACGTCCCGCACCCCCGCGCCGGCCAACAACATCCAGGCCGGGGCCCTTCGCTATATTCACGTCGTGTCGCGCTATGAGCTGCGGTACGAGGAGCTTGAGACCAACATCCTGTCCCCGTTCTTCGGCCAGCCGAGGCTCTGGATCATGGACGGGGCCAACGGGCAGCGGGTCGAGATCCACCCCAGCCGCGTAATCCCGTTCGTCGGCCAGCGCGTTCCGCGAGGCGCATCAGGCGCGGCTGGCTATCGCACCGGCGGTGTGTTCGCGGCCTACGCGACCGATCCATTCTGGGGCGATCCCCTCCTGCTATCCATCGACTCGGCGATGAAGAACGCGGAGTCGTCTCAAGCCGGGGTCGCGGCGCTGATCCTCGAAGCCAAGATCGACACGATCAAGTTCAAGAACCTGTCGGAGCTTGTGACCACCGACGCCAAGGGCGGCCGGCTTATGAACCGCCTCGCCATCAACGCCCAAGCCCGCTCTCTCCATGGCACGAACGTCATGGACACCGAGGACGAGTGGGAAACCCGCCAGCTCGCCTTCGCGAATCTCGACAAGCTGATGGAGTCTTTCGCTGGGTTCGCGTCGGCGGCGACTGACATTCCGCAAACCCGCCTCCTGGGCCGCTCGCCCGCTGGCATGAACAGCACCGGCGACGGGGACGAGCGCAACTATTCGACGATGATCTCGTCAAAGCAGGAGGTCGAACTTGGCCCTTTGCTGGATCGGCTGGACGAGTACCTGATCCCTTCGGCCCTCGGGTCGAAACCCGACACCGTGCGCTTCCTCTTCGCGCCCCTGACCCAGATGACGGAGAAGGAGAAGGCCGACATCTTCAAGACTAAGATGGAGGGCGTCGACAAGGTCGCGAACGGCGGCTACCTGCCGGACAGCGCCTTGGCCTCCGGGGTCTCTAACATGCTCCTTGAGGACGGCGTGCTGCCCGGCCTGGACGAGGCCCTAAAGGACGCGGAAGCCGCAGGCGAAATCCCGTCAATCCTCGAAGAGCCAGATCCAGGCGTCGACCCCATCACGGGGGAGCCCATTGTGGCGCCGGAACCGGGTGAGGAAGACGAGGACGAGGATGTCCCGCCCATGCGCAAGGCCGCGAACGACGCCCTGACCGAGGACGAGCGCAAAGGGATCATCGACCGCCTCTGGCGCTACCTGATCGGCGAGCCGGCGAAGAAGGAATAGGCCATGCCCCGCGAATCCACCTCCAAGGAAGTCGGATCCAAGGCCGCTCGCATCGTCCAGATGGAAAAGCCCGACCTTGAAGCCTTCGTCGCCACCGATGAGGGTTTCGAGGACGTCATATCGGTAGCGGCGTCGGCCTGGGGTCAGCGCGAGCCGAAGATCATCACGGCGATCAGGGGCCTGTTCGGCAAGGGCAAGTAGGCCGTGCGCCTCGATGTCGCCGAGATTGCGCGAAGGGCAGGGCGCAAACGGTCGGTCAGCCTACCGGTCATCATGCCCACCCAGGCGCAGGCCGCAGACCTCGCCCGAATCTACATCCAGATCCCCCGCCTCGTGGCCGTCTGGGTCAAGGAGCGCGTTCTGCCGGCGTATGAGCGGGCGCTGGGCGAGGTGAGGGCGCGGGATTCGATGATCCGCGACGACATCCCCGAGCTTTCCGGCGAGCTGGACGGCCTGGAAGGGGAGCTTCACCGTCTCGTGCTGCGGCTGACGCCGGAATTGCGGTCGTGGATCATCAAGACGGAGCGTTGGCATAGGGCAAAGTTCGTCGGCGCCCTTCTCACCGCCACGACGGTCGACCTTTCGACGATGATCGGGCCTGATGATGCGCGAGAGCCCATGGAGGCCTCCCTTGGGCGCAACATCGACCTGATCAAGAACCTATCCGCCGACGCCAAGGCCAAGACCGCCGACGCCGTGTGGCGCGGGTTTCAGGCGAGGAAGCCTGCCCGGGACGTCGCCAGGGACATTCAGGCCGCGATGGAGACGAGCCGGGCCCGTGCCGTGAGGATCGCCAGCCATCAAACCCAGGTGCTGTCGATGACCCTCGACCAGGAGCGGCAGACCGCCGCTGGGATCACCGAGTACATCTGGCGGCACTCACGTAAGGCGCACCCCCGGCAAGAGCACGTCGAGCGCGACGGGAAGGTCTTTCAGTGGGCCAAGCCCCCGACGGACGGACCGCCGGGGACCCTGCCGAACTGCGGCTGCAAGGCGCAGGCGCATATAACGCTGGACTAAGGGACGAGCTGCTTCAGTTTAGCGAGCCCAGCGGGGTTGGCGCCCGACACCGCCCATTGCGCGTTCGGCGTGAGCTCGAACACCGCAATGAGGTCGTTGGGATCGGTGACGGCCTTCATCGCGTCGCGCACGGCCGAAGACGTAGCGGTCAACTGGGCGATCCAGACAGACTCCGCGATGCGCGCCGCGTTCCAACTGCCGAGCAGGCGATAAAGTGCGTCGTAGTTCCGGCCCGGAGCCTTGAGGTCATAGGTGATGATATAGGTCTTCACTTCGTTCTCCATTGTTGTGGAGCCGGTTGACGACGTGCGGAGATTCGTGGAATTGAATTCCCGTGATCACAACACGTCGCCTCCCGGCGGCAGCTAAAAAAGGGCGGGTCGTTAGCGCGGCTCGCCCTTGCCATGCCGGTCGCGAATCACGACCGACAGGAAAGTTAACGATTTCTGTGCAACCGCCACAATGGACTAGCCGGCGTCTGTGCACAGGCCGTCCCCATAATTGTGGATACGCGGCTGTATTGGCCGCTTAGCCGCATCTCTCGCGAGGGTGTTAGCCCTTGCGACCATGGAACTGCACGACCGCGCCGAGATCAGAGGGGCCCGCATCACGCGAGATGGCTACCTCGTGGCCGACGCCTACGTCGCGAAGGCCGACAACATCCAGGAATACCGCGCCGCTGAGATCGGCGCGCCCGACACATTCGCCGCGGACGCCACCGTTCGCCTATTCCGCCCGGCAAGCGAGGTCTTCGCCGCCGACAGCATGGCGAGCGCCGCGCATCGCCCGGTGACCCTCGGACATCCCCCGATCATGGTCGACGCCAAGAACTGGCGGGAGTTCGCCAAGGGCGACATCGGCGCAGAGATTGCGCGCGACGGGGATCTCCTTCGCGTCTCGGTCAAGATGATGGACGCCGACGCGATCGATGCCGTCCAGCGCGATCACCGCGAATTCTCAATGGGCTACGGCTGCACAGTGGATTGGACCCCCGGCGTCCACAACGGCCAGGCCTACGACGGCGTCATGCGCCAGATTCGTCACAATCACCTCGCGGCGTGCCCTGCGGCCCGCGGCGGCCCTGAACTCAAAATCATCGATGAACGACCCACCGGAGAAAAAGCCGTGACCCTGAAGACCATCATGCACGACGGCCTGCAAATTGCCGACGTTTCGGCCTCCGCAGAGGCGTTGATCAACAAGCTGACCGGCCAGGTGACCGACGCCGTGAAGGCGAAGGATGCCGCGGCCGCCGACGTGGTGAAGCTCACCGCCGAGGCCGTCGCCAAGGACGCCAAGATCGTCAAGCTTGAGGCCGATCTGGCCGCCGCCGCGATCACCCCCGCCAAGCTGCGGGACGCCGGCAAGGCCTACGCCGAGGTCGTCGCTAAGGCCAAGGCCCTGGGCCACGAGGTGACCGACGCCATGGGCATCGACGACATCAAAAAGACCGTGGTCGACAAGGCCATGGGCGCCGCCGCCAAGGACTATTCGGCTGAGCACATCGCCATCGCCTTCGATGCGGTGACCCAGGGCCTGAACGTCGAAGCAACGGACGAAATCGCCTCCGTCATCGACAGCGGCGTTCGCCCGGTCGCCGACGCCGCCGCTGTGCGCAATCTCGCGCGCAACATGCAGTATAACTAAGGGAATTTGAGCAATGGCTGAGCTTCAGACCTCCTATACCGAGACCGTTGCCAAGGGCTATCCCGGCATGGTCGCGAACGGCGAGACCTCGAACCGGATTTCGCGCACCTGCGAAGACGCGGCGGGCATCGGCTTCGGCGTCGCGGCCTTTCGTGGCTCCGGCGATCATGGCTGCACGGCCACGGTCGGCACGGCGGCGACCTTCCTCGGCTTCACCATCGCGACGGCTGGGCAGGCCCTGACCGCCGGCCAGGACGCCGATGAGTACCAGCAGTACGACAACGTGCCGATCATGCCTCGCGGCGCGATCTACGTGACCGTCGTCGGCGCGGTCACCGACGGCGCCGACCTCACGATCGGCAAAGGAGCCGGTCTCGCGGATGGCATTGGCGCCACCGCCGCGGACGCGACCCACATCGCGTCGGGCTGGATCGCCGACGAAACCGTCACCAGCGGCCTGTGCCGCATCGTGAAGCGCTAAGGGGCTTAAGATGACCAAACACGCATTCTTCGACGCCGCCTCTGGCCGCATCACCGACCCGCTCGCCTTCATGGTGGCGGACGCGGACGTCAAGGCCCAGGTCATTCGCCTGTGGGCGGCGGACAACGCCCGTCACGCGGCCACCTTCGCCAACAAGATCGACGCCTTCTTGAGCGACGCCCAGGTCGGCTATGCCTTCCTGACCCCGCAGCTCTACCGCATCGAGACCGAGGTCTACATGACCCGGTATCCGTCGTTCGACATCAACCGCTTCATGACGGTCGATAACTCGGGCGACATGTGGGATGTCGGCACTCTGGTCTATTCCATGGATCAGGTCGGCCAGGCCGAGTTCATGTCCGGCGCGGGCTTCGATATGCCCTACGCGTCGAGCAAGATGACGCAGGCCACCAAGAACTACCACTTGGCGGCCGTCGGCTACGAGTGGAACACCCAGGAACTGCAGCGGGCCGCCAAGCTCGGTCGTTCGCTGTCCTCCGACAAGGCGGGCGCCGCCAAGCTGGCTGCGGATCGTTTCATCTACTCCATCGCCATGACCGGCCAGACCCCCAGGGGTGAGTCCGAAAAAGGCTGGACCGGCTTTGTCAACAACGCATCGGCCCCATCGGCCCAGGTCGCGAACGATGGCACCGGCCCCTCGCGTCTGTGGTCCGCCAAGACCCCGGACTTGATCTTGCGCGACATCAACGAGGCCCTCACCGCGGTCGAAACAGGCACCAGCGAGACGCACGTCGCGAACACGCTGATCTTGCCGACTTCGAGCTACAACTACATCT